TGGATATAGGTGACATAGCTGATAGATTAGAAATAACAATTGAAGAAGTTGAAAGTTGGAAGAACTTAAAATATGTGCCAAAAGAAGCAGTTGACTTGTTGGCCTTTGAACAGGAGAATGCTATAGATGACTAAATTTTACAAAATATCACCTAAATGGAAAAAGTCCATTTTTGAATATACAAGATATGAAAATGATGATAATACAATATCATTTTATACAGAGGAAATGTACCGTTGGGGACATTGTGTAGTAAAAGTAAAAGATGATGAAGAACTGTCAGATATTATTGGGGACAAAGATGACAATAATAATGAATTTGAATTTGACTCTACAATGGTAGAAGACCAGGAAGTTGATGATCAATGTTCTTTTTATTTTGAAAATACAAAAGGTATTACAACGGAAGAACTAGACGAAAAATGGGAAGAAGATGGCCACGATTATATAGAAAAAAATTATGGCGATCCTACAGGTTTTTGGACTATGTATTATGGTGAATTAAATGTTGAAGATGTAACAGATGAATACAACAAATAAAGTATTTTTAATTGGTAATGGTGAAAGTAGAAAAGACTTTGATTTAAGTCTTTTAAAACCTCACGGTAAACTATATGGGTGTAATGCTATCTATAGAGATCATCCAGATTTAATTGATGTGCTTACAGCTGTTGACGGTGGTATGATACACGAAGTTTATCATAGTGGCTTTGCTCAAAAGAAACCTTGTTATTTTAGAGCATGGACAAAAGTACCAACAATGTTATATCAAAGTATTGTTGAAGGTATGGCTTCTATACAAGATTTAAAAGATATGAAAGAATTTGATTTGATAAAGGCAAATGAACAAGACGACTCACAAGAGTTTGTTACACACGGTTCTACAATAGAAGGTGCTGTTACAATATTAAAAAAAGCAAAAGAAGAAGGCGGTGATAGAGAACGAGTAAAAAAACATATACACAATTCACACGTCTATGTTTCTTGGATAAAAGAACCAGATCAAGCATATGATATAAGAGATTGTGAAGAAGATGGAAGAGATGATGGTTGGGCTTGTGGACCTACAACAGGTTACATAGCAACTAAGTTAGAAAAACCAGATGAAGTTTATATGATAGGCCACGACCTAGTATCTGATACCAATACAGTTAATAATATGTACAAAAGTACAGACAACTATGTTGCTTCAGAATTTGAACCTACACCATCAGGTAATTGGGAGTTACAATGGAAAAGACTAATGGAGTTAAACCCTAAAATTAAGTTTTTTAAAGTAAATAAAGAATTAAACGATAGTCCTACAAACCGTAAAATAGACGTATTTACAGCACAAGAGGACATCAATTTAGAATATATTGATCAAGCACAGCTGCTTGACAGATTGAGTTAAATCTGTTATAATGAGATTATGTTAAAACAAATAAAGATTCGAACTTTATTTGGCCTTGTGGCTGAACAACGCTTAAGCGGGTGTAAGGCGAGGGTAGTGAGGGTTACGGCCTAGTGGCTGAAGACACACTATTTTGCTGTGAGTACCGACCATCTAACATTAGATTGGACGCTTCGGGAAAGCTTGTGGGTAAACCAATAAGTCCCACCAGGTACATATAGTAAAATTATGTTTGATAAGATAATATACAGATTTTGTGATTTGATAGATAATGCTTTTGAAAGACTAGCAAAACTATTTCAATCAAAAACAAAAAAAAATGTTAATGGTAGAAAAAAGTAGTATAAATAATATTATACTTACATTAATACAATTAATACGTACAACAATATATACAAGGAGATACATACAATGTCAAGTGCATTAGAAGCCCTAAAAAAGTCAAAGTCAAACTTTGATGCTCTAACTAAGAAGTTAGAAAACACAATCGAACAACCCGAAAAGAAAAACAAATACCAAGACGATAGGTTATGGAAACCTGAACTTGATAAGTCTGGCAATGGTTACGCTGTAATCAGATTTTTACCTGCTATTGAAGGTGAAGATATGCCATGGCAAAGAGTTTGGCATCACGCCTTTCAAGGACCAGGTGGTCAATGGTATATTGAAAACTCTTTAACTACACTTAACAAAAAGGATCCTGTTAGTGAAGAAAATACAAGGTTGTGGAATACAGGCATAGAAGCCGATAAAGAAATTGCTAGAAAAAGAAAAAGAAAGTTACAATACTATTCTAATATTTTAGTAGTTAGCGATCCTAAACATCCTGAAAACGAAGGCAAAGTATTTCTATTCAAGTTTGGTAAGAAAATATTTGATAAGATTACTGAAGCAATGAACCCAGCGTTTGAAGATGAAAAAGCAGTTAACCCATTTGATTTTTGGGAAGGTGCAAACTTTAAATTAAAAATCAGAAAAGTTGACGGCTATTGGAATTATGATAAATCAGAATTTGAGCCGATTAGTAGATTAAAACCTACTGATGAGGAGATTGACAAAATATGGAAATCTCAATATGCTCTAAAGCCCTTCATTGATCCAAGTAATTTTAAATCTTATGAGGAACTCAAAGAGAAACTGAATAAGACACTTACTGGACAAAGAAGTACTGAGTCAGTTGAAGATATTGACCTCCCACCTGCTAGTGATAGCGTGCCAATGTCTTCTAACAATTCAGTAGAGGAAGTTGGATCATCCAACGATAGTGATGACGATCTATCGTACTTTAGTAAACTTGCTGAGGATGATTCCTAATCTATCTCTCTCACTTTCTCAATTGGGTAGCCTTCGGGCTACCCACTCTATAAAAATATAATATTACTATGGTATTAAAAACATCAAAATTATTACAAACAGTTGAAGAAGAATTAAATAATGATATTGGACGTAATATTGATAAAGATATTGCTGTTGATTTATCTGTTCATAAATCATTTAAACCATTTATTAAAAAATCATTAGAGTTGTGTCCATTTGATCATGGACCATATGCTCACGAATATAAAAGAAGATTAAAACTTGGAGGTAAATTTTTAGGTAGAAAAGTTTTAAAAATAAAAGATAATGGTGACGACATTGTAACCGAAGATAAAGATGGATACACAACTCAAAAACACAGAATAGTTGGTGATAATCCTGAGGCAGAATTATTAAGAGAAAAAATATCAAAACAAGGATTTAAATTAAATTTACTGCCTCCAGTTTTTGCTGAAATGCCCGATGGCTATCTACACGTAGCAACTGGTAATGGAAGAATATATGCGGTTAAAAAAAATGACGTAAATGATATAATATGCGATCTATATGATTTTTCACAAATGAAAGAAGTTGACGCTAAAGAAGCTTTTATATTACTTGGTCAGATGACAAATCCACAAGAAGATAAAGGTTGCCCGAGTACAGCTGAAGACTATGCAAATTCACTATATGAACTATATCAAATAGGTAAAATGAATGGTGATTTAGATACTAACGAAGGATATAATGTTTTACAAGATAGTGCAGATGAAAAATTAAAATTTATGGTAGGTAATTATTACTTTAAACCATCAGAATACGAAAGAGCTAAAAACATTTTTATAGATAGACTAAAATCTAAAAGAAAATCTAAAAATAATATTATTCCTAGAAATTGGTCAAAAGAAGCAAATAGACTTCGTTGGATGAAAACACAAAGTTATGTGGATACAAAATATACAAAATATGTAAATGTATCAGCTTCTATAGTAACAAAAGCTTTATCTGACATTGGTGAAAAATATAAACAATATGTTAAAAAGTTACCTATAGATGAAAGACATAAACTACAAATATGTGTTATTATAAACTCTGGTGTGTTAGAAAATAATACAATTGAAAAACAAGTTGTAAAAAGAAATCAGGATTATTATAATTTTCAAAAGAAATGGTTTGGGTCAATTGATAATAATTTATATTATTATAAATCAAAAAATAATAATTCTGATATAATATCTACTGAAGAAAAAATAAAACTATTGGGTGGTATGCCATATTTTAGACACAACAATGAAGGTGATGGTTTAATCACAGTTGAACAGATAAAAAAACTTAAAAGAACAAATGTTAGAGAAAAGAAAAACGTTTAAGAGATTTCCAAAAATAGAACCAAGAAGACAAGCTTACAAAGGTCGCTTTAGACCTTTAAACAGGCAAAAATATATTGGTGATGTAAACAATGTATTTTTCAGATCCAGTTGGGAATTAGCCTTTATGAAATATTGTGATAAAGAAAAAACAATAGTAAAATGGGGTAGTGAAGAAATAAAAATACCTTACATAGTTTTTGACAAAAGAAAAACATATTATCCAGATTTTATAATAGTAAAACAATTGCCAAATAAAAGTTTTGAAAAATATCTAATAGAAATAAAACCACACACACAAACTAGAAAACCTGTATTAAAAGAAGGCTCTAGATCAACAAGTACATATAAAAAAGCACTTTACACATATGAAGTAAACAAATGTAAATGGAATGCTGCATTTGCTTGGTGCAAAAAACGAAATATTACATTTAAGATTATAACTGAAAAGCACGTAAAATTCTTCTAAAATTGTCATAAATAGTAGTATGGCAAGCGTATTTGATACAATCAAACAAAAGGCAGGCGATACAGATAAATCGGCTACGTGGTATAGAACACAAGTAAATAAGATTGCTAGTGGTACTACAGCAGGTCAATTA